CTATCGCCTTATTAGGACTACGAGCAGCATACCAACTGCAAACAGCATCAGGTATTTCTCCCAATTACCTTTTGCTCTGGTCGTAATCTTGGTGTTAATATACTTTGTTACTTGCACTGTATCCGGCAAGCACGTCGCTTGCAACCGGATGGTATCAAAGTTTCTAACAATCTTAATCCGAATGTTGTCCTTTTGGACAACTACTGTATCAACATTGTTAAGCGTGAGCGTATCCCAAAGGTTTCTTTCCTTGGTTACGATTGTGGTATCCCACCTCGTTTGCCACACGTCGGCACCTTTCTTTACGGCTTTACGCAAATGGTATTCTGCCGAGCAACTACCCAGAGCAAGACTCGCAATCAGGATTATCAATAGAGCAAGTAGGGGGTGTGGGTAATTCTTCGAGTTCATTTAGCCAGTCGTTAAAATTGGACATATTTAGTTTTTCCACCTTTCTTAATTGCTTTTAGGACTTCTCCTTTGTTGTTATTAACGTCGTACGCAACGTGAATCCACTTTGGTTGTGCATCGGTACCAAACTCCCAAATGAGTTGCTTAAAATGCAGCTGCTTGCGTATGTAATTGAATACAGCCGCCATATCCTCGCATTGAATATCTGCCGCCCTTCCGTGTACGTGGTCGCTTGTTGCACTACCGCCAACGGCAGAGTTTACTAATGGTGAACGAAACCCACTCGTTACGTTTATCACGCCGAACTTATCCCGAACCGGCTGTAATACTTTTTGTACCAACAGCTTTAAGTTATTGATTTCGCCCTGGCTTGGATTGTTTGCAATCCCGGTATCCGTATGCGTAAGTTCGGCAAGCGTAAAGTTTTCAGATAACTTCATTTTGATAAATTTTATGCAGCAACTCTAGTAATTTTCGAGTTAACGTGTCTTATATCGCACTTTTTGATATACAATTATCCCTTATACGGAACCTTATCGTCCTTGTCCCCGGTACTTCTTACTTGTCTCCCCTTTGTTCGGGCTTTTTTTGTGCCTTCCCAGTTTTGACTTTGACTTCTTTTTGAATTTCGTTTCTTGCTGCTTCGCCATCTTTGCTCATCATTAATGCAAACCCACCCATAATAAACGCACTAAACTCCGTCAGCGACGCTTTCTCAAACCAAACGAGGATACCCCCGAATGAAATTAAGATAAGGCCGATAACGGTTGTTTTTGGATTACGGAAGATTCTATTTATCATTCTTAATATCCCGATTCCAACGCCACAAGGTGTACACAAACGAGGTCAGCATTACTACCATCCCTGCTATCTGGTGTACCTCGGCTATTGTTAACCCACCTACCGCTAAACTCCAAGAGGTCGCTACTGCGCTTGTACTATCGTGTTTCATATCTCGAATGGTGGTTGGCAGTATTCTGCATCGGGATTCGCTACGCAAAACGCTTGGGCGTATTCGGTATCTAACGTGTAACCAAAAGAGTTTACCCCAACTGGGTTAGGCCATACCAACGCTGCATCGTAAGCGGCAAGAGCCGTATCCTGCCAAACAATATCTACGGCATACAACGGGTCAGTTACCTCGCATACGGGAAAGCCCTCGGTATCGATTCCCCATTGCGTACATAGGTGGCCGATTTCAACCACGCAGGAAACGAGGTCTTGATTCCAGATAAGCTCTGTACCTTCTGGTGTTGTTACTTCTACTTGTATTGCTGTTTTGGCTGTTGCCCAGTCAGCAAATTGGTATTTACGGAATATCATATCGTAGTAAGTTCTGCCATCTCGGCGTTGGTTAGGCGGGTCTTAAATACGAGGGCTTGGGCTACTCGTGATGCCATAGGATAGTTCCCAGCGCCTCCGTTTGAAATAGTAAGCTTGCTTGTGGCTGGTATTGTTACGCTCGTATCGGTTCCACGTTGCGTACCATTAATATAAACTACAAGGTCATTGGCTTTGTATCCTATTGCTATTTTGTACTCGGTGTTTGGTGTTGCGGTAAAACCAGAAGCCGTAATTAATCCGCCAGTAGTGCCGCCATTTGTTACATAAACTTGGCCTTCGTTTGCTGAGTTTACGTAGAACATAATTCGGTTATTTTCCGTACCGTCCGACAGGTCAATAATTTCCGCAGCTGTATTTCCAATATAGAAAAAGTCCGCAAACAAAGTCCCCTCCGTCTGCCCAATTAAAGAGCTGATGCCCGTCTTATTGGCTGAGTCTGCCCCACGGGTTGCGGATGCTGAAAGCGTTGGTACGTAGGATGTTGCGTAGGCACCAATTTCGTGCTGGAAGCCCCAAAAGATTACGTCACTAACTCCGCCCCCTGTTGTAGGCGCAGCAAGTCCAGCCGTTACAGCCGAGTAGGTGTATGTAAACGTGAAGCGTTGCCATTCGCCCGTAGCCGTTTGGTCGGTTGAAAGCGTGGTAGCACCGTTTCCAAAAAAGCGAAATTGTCCACTTACTCCGTTTGTTGCTTTTGCGTAAACGCTTATAGTGTTTGTGCCAGCAGAACCCGTACCCGAATAAAACACAACAGAACCAGCGGTAAACTGCACTCGGTCTGCGTTGGTGTATCCGTCTGGGCTTACCGCATAGTTAGCCGTCACGGTTGAACCGCTTGCAGTCCATTGGTTAAGCTGCTCGGAGTATGGGTAAAGGTTCGTCCGCTGCGGTTCCAGCAACAGGCGAGGACAAGAACTACCTAAATAGTCAAGACGGGGTACGTTAGCAACTGGGCCAACACTTACCGCTGCGGTGGTGGTGGGTATGTAGTCTGTTGCAATGTCACCTGTTTCCAGTTGAGCAAAAGAAACTAAAACATAGTCCCCAGAGTTTGCCGCTATAAAATATGGGTTGTGGCTTATGTCCGCCCCAAAAGCAGAGCATCGGTACCAGCCATTACCTACGCTCGTAATAACTCCCGTACCGCTTGTTACAGTCCCCGTGCTTAAATTAAAAGTAACGGCAGAACCAATCCACAAACTAATGGTAGATACATTCCCAGCTTTTGCGTAAATGCTTGCAGTCCTAATTGCAGAGCCAGCAGGGTTTTGCGCCAACTGAATGGTAGCTGCGCCAGTCGCCTCCCATTTCCAAGCGTTCGTACCTCCTAAATAATCGGTTTGGCCAGCGGTCAAAGTAGTGCCACCTACCTTTGTCCAAGCAGCATTTGAAAATGAATTTGAGTAGGTGACTAAATTCGTCCGCACCTTCTCAATAAGCCCCGCAGAATTTACACGGGTAGCCGTATCCCCTGTTCGGGTGAACGCTAAATCCCCGCTGCCGTCTGTTGGCTTCTCGGCATATACCTTGCTTGTCTTGTATCCGCTGGGAATTACTACCAGAGAACTGTCGTCGTAAAAACTCATCAGTTAAAATTTAAGGCGTCTATTGCATTTACCAAACACTCATATCCTTCGGTGGTTCCGCTATCGGCGGCTACACGAGCAACATACGCATCCGCATACGTGTAAGCATTATTGAAGCAAGTAGGTACGTCACCTATTGCCCGTGTATTGTAGTCCTCGTCTCCCCAATAAGAGGAGCAGTAGATATTACCCCAACCGATGCTATTTGCCATTTTCCAGGTACTTTTTTAATTTAATTAGATTCTCGGTTTTTACTTTATAGAACCCACGAGGCCGGGCGGGAATCTCGGTCTGGGTAGATGTCTTCGTTGACGTTGGCATTGTACTCTGGGAATAAAGATTGATTGAAGCTCATATAGTCGATAAAACGCTCCGTGTAGTATTTTGCTATCGTGCGTTCCTTTTCAACTAAATAATCAATTTCGATTTTCTCTGCGTTTGTTGCGTTCTCGCTCGTGTGCTTGTACACACCTCCGTTAGCAACTGTGTAAGCAGCAAACGGCAAATACTCAACCATTGCAAAGTGGATAAGCATTGGCTGCACGTAATCCGTTACAAGCGATAGGTAATTACCTGAAAGCGTATTGGCGATAATGTCCGAGGAAATCTTATCGTACAGCTTGGTTCCGGTGTAATTCTGAATATGAATCTCTTGGGCAATCTTGATAAACTGGATAAACTTATCCGTATCTACGTTGCCGGAAATAACCGTATTGCGTACAATATCCTCACGCTTGATAAAGAGAGCCGTGGCCATTACTTCTTTCTTTTAGGTAAAAATCCTTCATCGTCCATATCAACTGGGCGTTTTGCTACAAGTCCGTTATTCTTCGGTAGGTCGACTCCTGCCTTGCGTGCTTGATTTACCGATACGTCAGCATTCGGGTTTTTAGCGTCTGGAGTTACGCCCTCGGCTTTTGCCAGGTAGGTCTTACGCATCCAGAAGTGATGGCACCGTGCGCCTCCTTTGTATAACCAAATATCGTATGTTGCTGCGCCTCGTGGCCCGAAGCCAGCGTTAACCTCCTGCTTGCTCATACGTAGAATATCCTCCTTGCGGTAGACCTTTTTAGCACTTACCATCAGCTTGCAGAATTGGCGGCTATTGGACTTCTGCACTTTTTCAGCCGTGGGTGCGTATGCATAACGAATCTTGTACTTACGCCCGTCTTTGGTTTCGCCGTCCTGCTCACTCTTAGCGTTTGGGAATGCCTCCCCGGTCTTTGCGAATTGCAGAATAGAATCTAAATACTCCTCCTGCTCATAGTCAACGGCACGCTCGTCTACCAATTCCCAGTTATCCAAGTCCTCATCTTCGCCGAAACCGTTTAGCGTTTCAAACATTTGATTTAGAACTTCGTCGCTAACGTCGGCAGACATTGCGATACCGCTATCCTCTACCCCGGTAGATTCCTCCACCACCTCGGAAGGAGCAACAATTTCCTCCTTAAACTCCAACGGCTGTAACGTCTTAAAATAGATGTTTAAGGCCGCCCCGTTAAAAGATAGCACTTGGTCTATTGCATCAAGGATAATCTCCTGTAATGGTCTAATAACCACGTTATCGAACAAGATAGAAGCCGTCTTTAACTCGTCGGCGTTATTACCCAGTCCGCTGCTATCCTTAATGCCTAAAAGCATCGGGGACGTTACCCGGTGGCCAACCATAATCTTTTGCGTACACTCCGAGGAAAGGAACTGGTATTGTTCGCTTGCGTCGGATAATTGTACGGGTTCGATTGTTGCCGCAAGTTCCTTGTTGTCGTTGAAAGCCAAGATAAAACGGCCAGCATTCGAGCTACCGGAAAACTTATCCGCAATACGTGCCTCAATTAAGGTTTGCTCGTCCTCGGTAGGTGTTCCGTTATTAAAGTTAATCAGCATAGACGGAGCCAGCCCGTTCTTAATGTTGCTGATATGGTAATTGGCTACTTCTTCCTCCAGCTCTGCGTAAGGCAAGGAACCTTGGTAGTCCGTTGGGGCGTAGTAATAGTATCCTGCTTTGTAGGGCTTGATATAAAGAATTTCGATACCGCTCTTAGACATTCCGTAAGCATCAATGCGTACCGGAACCTCTTTACGTTGTGCGACCCTATCCCAGTTCTTTGCGTAGTAATAAGCAGGGATAAAACCTTCCTCGTTGCATTTTTCAGCACGCAGGGTCTCAACGGGGATATGCTCAATCTTTACGACCTTTGAATGGTCTTGGTTGTAGATAACTTGAAAGGCAGCGTTGCCCATCATCTTGAAATCGCTAACAACCTTCTTAACGCAATTCTTAGTGAATAGCGACATCATCATTGCGTACTCGTCGGGCTTCTGGGATGCGTCTGTTGCAGCCAGTCCCTTGCCGAAAATCATATCGATAACGCCGTTAATGATTGCGTTATTGGTAGGGCTTCCGTTATATCGGTCGATAAGGTACTGGAAATAATTGTTATCGTCTCCGTACTCAATCCATTGCTTTCCACTAACCTCCTTTACCTGCGGCTTAACGTAGGAATTTAAGGCCATAAATCTTATGTTGCTCATATAATTACGAACGTATTATCTCCTGCGGTTTCTTGGTCGTACACCCCGGCATTCACGGTGAACTTCTCGAAGTTTGTTTGGTCGGTGCAGAATACCCGGCCACGATAAATCAAATTTACACCACTAAACACCTCTAATAGGTAAAAGTTTGCCGCCCTTAAAGTCCAGGCAGCATTCAAGGTCATATACCCGTTTGCGCTTGTTGGTGCGATTGTTTGCGTCTGGGTGGTATTGGTAGATTCATTCGTTAACCGTGCCGATACAGAAGCAGGAAACGAGCGAGGGATGATTTGTAAATTCTGCGCTGTTGCGCTTGTGGTTAAAATATTCATCCTCTAATTAACTCAAGTCGGGCGTTTTGTTTTTCTTACAAACAAAAAAGCCACCCGGAGGTGGCCTTTATGAATTGATTTAATTATTAAAAAGGAAAACCAGCAAGTTTTGCAAGCAACCGTTCAACTTCTTTCATTTGTTTTTCAATCTTGTCCTTTTGTTTCTTTGCGTCAAAAACATTAAACTCCGCAGCTTTTTTAGAAAGGTCATCATTTCTTTTATTTCCAGTAGGTTGAATTGAATCCGCTGCTTTCTGAAGACCGCTAATCCACTTGTCGTAAGCGGCCATCACGCTCTTGTGTACCAAGATTGATTTTTTTAAGTTCGCCTTTCCCTTATCTACTTGGTCAATAGCAATAGAAGCAGCAGAAAACGACTTATCAAGGTCTGCGTTTGTTTGAGCGTCCCATTTGCCTAATTCTACACTAACTGGCTCGCTCTTAGTAGAAGCGAGGATATTGTAAATAGTTTGTTTAGTATCCATTTGTCAAAGGTATATTAAAAATCTGTACCTACAACGATAGTAGAAATTCCAGCAGCAGCCAAAGTGCCGTCCAAGAAGTTAGCAGGAACCTGCTCTTGTCCGTTCAGCGTCAAGGTGTAACCGGAAAGGTCTCCCATAGCAGCACCCGTTACAATCGTACCTCCAGTTACTTCGCAACCATTCTCCAGTCCGGCAACAAAGAAGTTACCATTGTAGTCCTCAACGATTACAATCGGACGACCGTAAGCCATCAATTTGATTTCCTTGTTAGACTGCTTGCTCAATTTGTGCAAGGTCAAGTTCAAGTTCTGGTCAAAAAACGTGGTTCCGGTATCACGGCTGGAGGTTACGGTTTGCTCAAAAGAAGAGCTACCCTTCAAGTCGTATTTGTAAGCCGTTAAACCGCTACCTAAAACGTCGATAGCGTCCGTGTTGGTTGCGTCGTATGTAACTGTTAATTCCTGATAGTTCAGAAAGTAAACAGCCGTGATTCCACCTACAACGTCCTTGCAGGGTTCGATACGGCCAAGGGATAATGCACAAGCCATTTTATTTGTATTTAGTAAGTTAAAAAAGAAAGGGGTGGGGCGTTATTACACCACCACCCCCTTCAAAGGAAATTTAAGAATGATTAAGCTCCGTAGTAAACGATGTCGCTACCGATACCGTATTGGATACCAGCGCTCATACGCATAATCAAACGGAAGTTCTGAGAACCGTCGATGTCAGCCATATCAATCAGGCGAACCTCGTTCTTGTCGCTCAACAAGCCAGTTCCAAAGAACAAGTTTGACTTCTGTGCAGCCACCATTTTGTTAGAAGCCAAACCTTCAGCCAGGGCAACTTTGATACCGTCGAAGTACAAGTCCTGAGAACCGTACCACATAGTGCCTTTGTTGTCAACACCGTTAGCACCTACTCCAGCAGCAGCAAAGCCACCCAAAGCACGTACATAGGCCTTGGCTACGTTTTGTGGAACGTAGATAGTCAAATCCTGCTTGCCGTACAAAGCAGCTGGGATAGC